TAATATTATCAGGAGAAACAACAGACAAAGGTAAAGCTGTTGGTAAAGCATTTATTAAAAGAGAACCAATACCAGATCATTTTTGGCAAGACCATATAGACGGGAAAGATCCTGCTCTAGGTGTAATACCTATTAACGAAAATAATGAATGTCGTTGGGGTTGTATTGATGTTGATCAATACAATCTCGACCACATGGCTATCATGAGAAACATAAAAGGATTAGGTTTTCCTTTAGTCACGTTTAGGTCTAAATCTGGTGGCGCACATTTGTTTCTATTTACAAAAGAATTTATATCTGCATCGTTGATGCAATCAAAACTAAAAGCTATGTCTGATGCGTTAGGTTTTGGCGGTAGTGAGATATTTCCTAAACAGACAGAGATACTCGTGGAGCGTGGAGATACAGGTAATTTTTTAAACTTACCATATCATGGAGACATAGAAGGACTTAGATATACTTTTAAAGCAGATGGTGAAGCAGCTACTTTAGAAGAGTTCTATTCTATATACGACGAGTGGTCACAAACTAAAGAAGAAGTACAATCAATAGTGGTAAAGCAGAAGTTAGAAACTAACGAAGCTTTTAAAGATGGTCCACCTTGTTTAAACACATTAGCTGATGAAGGTTTTGGTGAAGGATCACGTAATAATGCATTGTTTAACGTAGCTGTATATCATAAACAAGCTAACCCAGATAACTGGGAAGATAAAGTTTTAGAGGATAATTCTAAATGGATGAATCCTCCATTAGGTTTTCAGGAAGTAAAAGCATTGATGGCTTCTGTTGGTAAACGTGGCTATGACAAGTACAGATGTAAAGATCAACCAATATGTGGAGTATGTAATCCTGCAAAGTGTAGAACTAAAAAGTTTGGTGTAGGTTTTGAAGAAGAGCAAATGCCAGAGATGGATACACTAACAAAGATAAACTCTAATCCACCACAATGGTTTTTAAATGTAGCAGGTAAAAGAATAGAACTTAAGACAGAGCAGTTGCACAATCCTAATTTATTTGCGATAGCAGTGCTAGATCAAGCAAATATTGTATCACCAATACCTAAAGCAAAAGACTGGAGAGAAATATATTTAAAAGCATTGATGAATAGTTTGGAAGAAATAGAACCACTAGAATCATTGAAGCATAACGAGCAGTTAGAAAACTTATTGTATGACTTTACAATTCACAGATCACAAGCGAGAAAGAAAGAAGACATACTTAATAAATCAGCGTGGACCGATGAAGAAGGGTTTACACATTTTAGAATGGATGACTTCTTTAGCTTTGCAAAAAGAAACAACTGGGAAGTTGATAAGATTAAGACAGGTAATTTAATTAAACAATTAGATTCTTTTGTAGATGAAATAAGAATGAAACTAAAGAATCAAACTCCTAGGGTTGTTAAGATAAAAGCTATGACAAAGTATGACGTAGATGTAACTCAAGAGAAATATACGGAGACACCTTTCTAATGAAGTGTTGGAGCTGCAATCACGAATTAATATGGGGTGGTGACCACGACACAGAATGGGAAGACAACGATGAAGAGCAGCATATGATCATGACAAACTTATCATGTCCTAACTGTACAGCGGTTGTAATTGTTTATCATGGGAACGTAGATAAATGAAAACAATTATTTTAGGACCACCAGGTACAGGTAAAACAACTACACTATTAGATTTAGTAGATGAGTTTATCAAGGCAGGTGTTGATACTAAAAGAATTGGTTATTTTTCTTTTACAAAGAAAGCAGCTAACGAAGCAAAACAAAGAGCAGTAGAAAAGTTTGGTCTAGATGAAAAAGACTTTCCATATTTTAGAACATTACATTCACTAGCGTTTGGTGCGTTAGGTCTTAGTAAGTCTAGAGTTATGCAATCAGCTGACTATAAAGATTTTGGTAGTAAGTGTGGCATACCTATTACAATAAAGAAAGTATACAACAGTGAAGAAGACGGCACGTTTACATCTGATAATGAGTATCTACAACTTATAGAAAAAGCTAGAGCAACTGACAGAGATTTAATGGATGTGTATGACGAGAACACACATTACCTTGATATAGAAAGAGATACGCTGTATCTTTTAGATAGAGAATTAACTAGGTATAAAAAAGAAAAAGGTCTTATAGACTATGGAGATATGTTACACAGGTTTATTGTCGAAGATGTGGCTCCAGGGTTTACTGTCCTCTTCATTGACGAGGCCCAAGATTTATCTCCTCTCCAATGGAAAATGGTACGAGCCCTCTGGAGCAGAGCTGATAAGACTTACATCGCAGGTGATGATGACCAGGCTATATTCAGATGGGCAGGCGCCGATGTGGATCATTTCATCGCGCTCAGGGACGAAGTTGACGATATCACAGTTCTAGATCAATCTTATCGTATTCCTGGTGGACCTATACATGAGCTATCACAAAGCATAATACAAAGAGTAGAGAACAGGTATGATAAAGAATACAAACCTAAATCTACTACAGGTAAATTGAACAGGTATTCAGACATTACACAAGTTGACATGAGCGAAGGCGAGTGGCTAGTGCTGGCGTCTGCAAATTATTTTTTAGATGACATTAAAGATTTATGTGAACTGCAAGGATGGTATTTCTCACATAAAGGTAGAAACTCTATACCTGTAGATTTACTTATGGCTATTCAAAACTGGGAAGCGTGGAGAGAATCAGAACAGGAATTAAATTTATTACAGTTAAAGAATTTGTATTCGTATCTAGGTGACAACGTAGCAAAGGGATATAAAAAAGGTAAAACTTTTCATTCAGATTTTAGATATACTAGTGAACAGTGCGTCGCGGAACATGGATTACAAACTAGAGATGTTTGGTACAAAGCTTTTGCAGGCTTAGATACGTACAGAGAAAACTACATAAGAAATATGTTGGCCAATAGTGAAAAGATTACAAAGACACCACGTATAACAATGTCAACAATACACGGAGCTAAAGGTGGTGAAGCTGATAATGTTTTAGTTTTACCAGACATAACTAAAACAGCTGTAGACAACAATGACGTCGATCCAGATGAGTTACATAGATTGTTTTACGTTGCTGTTACAAGAGCAAAACAAGAACTACATATTTTAGAACCAAGAAACTACGAAAGGGCTTATGTTCTATGAGATTTCACGAACACGTTAAAGGTGACAAAGCAGAATGCATAGCTGCAATGTGGTTGTGGGATCAAGGTTATCTCGTTTGTAAAAATATGTCACAACACGGAGCGGTTGATCTTGTTGCAATAAAAGAACATGAAGTCATATTGATTGATGTAAAATCTGCATGCATTAGAAAACGCGACGGCTCTAAAATAAACAGATCACTAACACCATTACAAAAAAATCTTGGTGTAAATATTTTAAATGTAAATGTAGAAACAGGAGAATGCACATATGTCTAACCCATACGATAACCAGGTCGGTGGCGACCATTACCAGAAATACAAGATACAACCAGCGGAATTTATCAATAAAAACAATTTGTTATTTGCTGAAGGAAATGCTATAAAGTATATTATGAGACACCCGCATAAGGGAAGCGGTAAACAAGATCTAGAGAAGGCGATACATTACATAGAAATGATTATCGAAAGAGATTATAGTTGAGAAAAATACAGCCTCCGTTATTTGCACCAGATACTGATTGGGTGCCACCAACATCTTTGCCAGATTTAACTGGCCACAAAGAAATTGCAATCGATTTAGAAACAAGAGACCCTAATTTATTAAAGATGGGATCAGGTTCTGTACGTGGTGATGGAGAGATAGTTGGAATAGCTGTAGCTGTTGAAGGTTGGAAAGCATATTTTCCTATAGCGCATGAAGACAACAGAGGTTGTCTTGATAAGAAAGTAGTTATGAGATGGTTTCAAAAACTATTAAACACAGACTCGGATAAAATATTTCACAATGCAATGTACGATGTATCTTGGATACGATCTGCAGGTCTAACTATTAATGGTAGAATTTATGACACAATGATAGCGGCAAGTTTAGTCGATGAAAATCGTTGGGGTTTTACATTAGATGGTTTAGCAAAACAATATACAGGTATAGGTAAAAACGAAAAGCTATTACAAGAAGCAGCAAAGGCCTGGGGTGTAAATCCTAAGTCTGAGATGTGGAGAATGCCAGCAATGTATGTTGGTGAGTATGCAGAACAGGACGCTGAGTCTACTTTAAAACTGTGGCAAGCAATGAAACATGAATTAACACAGCAAGATCTGTGGCAAATATTTAATATGGAAACTGATTTGTTTCCTGCACTAGTTGACATGAAATTTAGAGGAGTAAGAGTTGACTTAGATAAGGCTGCTGCGCTTAGAAAGTCTTTAGAGTCTTCTGAAAAAGAAATTAGAAAAGACATGATAGGTTTAGTTGGTTTTGATATAGAGATATGGTCTGCAGCTTCTGTAGCTAAAGCGTTTGATGAATTAAAGATTAGTTACGAAAGAACTAAAGAAGGTAATCCTACATTTACAAAAAACTTTTTAAAAGAACATCCACACGAACTACCGGGAATGATTGTTAATTGTCGTGAGCTAAATAAAATGAACACAACTTTTATTGAAACAATATTAAAACATGAACACAAAGGTAGAATACATAGTGATATAAACCAGATTCGATCTGATGATGGTGGGACTGTGACAGGACGATTTAGTTACAGTAATCCAAACCTACAGCAGATACCTGCAAGACATAAAACATTAGGTCCATTAATACGTGGTATATTTATTCCAGAAGAGAAAACACATTGGGGTTGCTTTGACTACAGTCAACAAGAACCTAGAATACTAGTACACTACGCACACATATTAGGTTTAGAAGGCGCAAGAACAATCGTAGATGCATATAACAAAGGCGAAGCAGACTTCCATGAGATGATTGCTGAGATGGCTGGTATTGAACGTAAGCAAGCTAAAACAATTAACCTTGGTATCATGTATGGTATGGGTAAGAACAAATTAATGTCGGAACTAGGATTAATGATAGACGAGGCTGAAGAGTTGATAAAAAATTATCACTCTAATGCCCCGTTTGTTAAGATGATATCCGAAGCAGTTTCTAGACGGGCAGAAGACAGTGGTCGAATCAGAACGATAGGTGGTAGAGTTTGTCACTTTGATCTGTGGCAGCCACGCTCTTATGGAATACATAAACCATTGCCTCACGCTGATGCGCTCAGGGAGCATGGCCCGGGAATTAAAAGAGCATTTACATACAAAGCATTAAACAAACTAATACAGGGATCAGCAGCAGACATGACAAAGAAAGCTATGGTTGATTTGTATAAAGAAGGGATCATACCTCACATACAGATACATGATGAGCTAGATTTTTCTGTTGAGTCACCTGAAAAAGCTGAAAAAATTATTGAGATAATGGAGAACGCCGTAGAGCTTAGCGTTCCAAATAAAATTGACTATGAGAAAGGTAGTTGTTGGGGTGACATCTCCTAGTTGTAATAAATGTAATAAACAAGCTGTAATTTACGATAAACACCATATTTTTTGGTGTGCTAAATGTATGTTAAAAAAACAAAAAATGTCGGATGCTAAAGGAATAAAAAACACCCGACATATGAAGGTAAGAGAGATTTTTGTATAATAATTTAAAATAAACTATTGTCAAATATAATAATTGCTGTATATAATCCCATATAATAACATAACAAGGAGAAAGAAACATGCCAGATATAAGCAGTTTTAAATCAGTGTCAGTCTCTGTGGCTACACACAACCAATTGAAAACATTAGCAGAAAACCGTTTTGAGGTCCCTGTTAGTATACAGAAAGTAATAGAGTTTTTATTAGATAAAGAGTTAAAAAAGAAAAATGGTAGAACGCGTTAGAGCTATATGTCCTCGTTGTGATGGTAACGGGTATATAAAAGTGCAAAAAGAAGAACTAGATTGTCCACAATGCGAAGAAAAATTTATGCATATGGGTGGTGAAGTAATAACACATAACGGTTATGTAATGTTGCCTAAGAATCAGACTCGTATAAATATAGAGGGTGGTCGTGAGGCAATACACAAGAAAGCGAAGAAAGTATAATGGATCCAGAGGAGGAGTACGGATGGTAGAAAATTACCAACACATTAAATATTCAAAAAATGTTTTAAATCAAAGAGACCTTGAAGAACTACAAGAATACATTGGCGATTCTGTAGATGATTGGCCTTCTTACAATTTTTTACCTAAAAATATACCACCGAGAAACAAAATAGAAAAAACAATAGTAAAACTTATAGGCCAAGACAACCATGTTGAGTATTGGATGAGAAACATACGAAGAGACCAGATGACTCCGTGGCATGTTGATGCTAATGAAATTTTTTTAAAAAATTATTGTGTTGAACATGGTTATAAAGAAGATCCACCAGAAGCACCAAAAGAATTTCCTTTAAACACACACATACTTTTTGTAAAGATAGATCCTAATTTAAAAGGAGGAGAACTTGTTTTACTACCTCACAACATTTATGTTCCAGGAAGGCCTGTTTTAGATTTAAATTATCAACCTTTAGATTTAAGTAGACAGCTTGAAATTAAACCAAAAGAAAATCATTTAGTGTTTTTTAACAAACCTATTTACCATGCGGTTAATTCAAATCACAGTGCCGGCGGTGCTTTGCATAGTTATAGAATTAGTTTAATGTTTTCATCTTGGGACTATATTCCAAAACCTTACGATGAATGGCACCACTGGAGCAATGCGTATGGTTATCAAAAAGCTTATCAAATGAAATGGCCGAAAGGAGCATAAATGCCTAAAGACGAAGAATATATAATATTTTTAGTGAGGGTGTCCTCGTTAAAAAAAGCGGCTGAAAGAGCCAAAGATCCCGAATGGAAAAGAATGTGGGAAAAAAAACTAGAGGAGTTAATTCAAAATGAAGAAAATACTTACGGAACTAAAAGCGTACATTAATTTTTTGTTGGCAGGTCTAACAATTTTTGTTTGTTTAATAGTTATTATTGTAAATTCTAGATATATTGTTAAATTAGAGAACACTATAGACACAATGTGGCGCGAGATAGAACAGGTGAAGGAGACTAATATCGACTTGTATCAATTTATCGAGGAACACAAAAATGATTTTGAATAAGGAGAACAAGGTGAGAAAAGAGATTCCGAATAGGATGATGAGTGCAACTTTCGCTTTACCAATCGATGGTAGACGGGTTGTCGGCATCCTAGACTATACAGCAAACGAAACAGGTTTAACACCTATGGCTTTTTGGATTAAACTAAAGCCAACAGATTCATATTTAGATAGAGAACTACGTGCAAGCGGCAAACTTATATCTAGGTGTCTACAACATGGTGAGTCGTTGAAGGAACTAGTCGACACACTATCACAAGACAACGTGATTGGTCAGATGGCAAACTATCTGCACAAGAACATGGAAGAAATTATTATGGGAGTACAGTCAGATAAAAAACAGCGAGAGCTGTCTACTGATCCGTATGCTATGAAAGAATGAGTCGCACACTTGCCAAAGCGCGCGAGAAACGCAACACAAACAAGTTTTTTACAGACGCTGATATTGAGTATATCAAGAAACATACTGAACGAGTGTTTAGTGATAAACAACATCGTGATAATAAAATAAAACAAATGGAAAAAGATAACGAAAAATGCCTACAGAAGAATTTGAAATAGAGTGGATACCAGAAGATACGGGAGCTCCATACCAGGAGCTTGATTTATTTGTTAATCTTACTTCTGAGCAAGTAGATAAATTGTGTAAAAACAAATATGGCCACACCAACTGGGCACGTATGGGCGCGGTAACACCAGAAGATTTGTTAAAGAATCCTCATGTACTTGATTTTGACGAAGGTCTAGTTTATTTTAAAGAAGCGAGGACAGTATGACTTTACCTAGTAGCGGATCTTTATCATTAAACGATATCAGAGGAGAATTTGGGGGACCATCCTCAAATGTTGCTATTGATACTTATTACAGAAACGGAACTTACGTTTATACCGTTACAAAAAATTTAAGTATTCCAACTTCAGGTCAAATAGATTTTGGAGATTTTTACGGTTCAGAGGGTGTTGGTGTGTACGGTAAAGGAAGTGCTAGTAGTGCAGCCACAGGAGGAAAAGCTAGTGTAACATATAGTGGAGTAGATACTCAAGGGCATTTTACATCTTCTTTTGGTTCTTGGTCAGACACGTCAGTTACTGTTGGTTCTACAGGAAGAACAGTAAGAAGTTTTACATCAAATGCTAGTAACGTTGCTCCACCATTTAATGTTGATTTTAATGTGGGATCATCCATTTTCACTAATGTATTTTTTCAAGTTTATAGTACTTCCTCTCTTCTTGTAGACATGAAAGTAAAATCACCTTCTCATTATGCTAGCACTATTGAGACATGGACCGGACTAAATGGTGTTACTGCTGAATATGGACCTAATAGCCCAATTCTTGGCTCAATGCCTAGTAGTGGAACTTTTTATTTAGTATGCAACAAAGGTAGTTTTACGTGATGATTACCTGGACAAAATCTTTATTAGAAACGGAAGAAATGTGTCGTTATGTTGACGATGAAACAGGTGAAGAAGGCGAGAGCCCTTTAATGGAACTAACTTTAACACCAAATAATTCAGACCTAACTATTAAAACTTTTAGTATTAGAAAAAATAGAAAAGGTTTTGATGATGAGATTTATCATTTTGAATGGGTGGCCTTGAATGATTGGATGACAGAGTTAGGGTTAAACCATGAAACATATTATGCTGATCATGAAACTTTGTTGGTAAAAGAAAAAGGTAAAATAGAAGATCAAACACAAATTCAAAATTGGTTAAAACCAAATGGCATTCAAGCAGTAGAACCAAAAGACGCGGAGACAATATGATTTTTAATATTACGTTTTCAGTTGAAAATTTTGAAAATAAAATTCAGATATCTGTATCTAGAGCAACAAAACCAGGTCAAAGAATTGTTAAAGAATCAGTAACTGAACGTGCAAAAGATATAAATGGTAATTTTTTGTACACACCACATTCAACGTATCCAAATATATTATTGTCAGGTGTAAATTATTTTTTAATAGAAGGTTCAGTAAGATTAAGACATGAATGGCAAGATGGAGATAATTTTTCCGATGCAGATGTTGATGATTACAAGTCTCTTTTAGAACAACACGCAGAATATCACAGCTCAACAGATGTTGAATTTGGTTCAGGGTGGTGTGAAGGTAAAACAACACTAGGAGAAACACCATGTGATTGGAAATACTCACCTTTACAGTTTGACCCAGATTGTTACAAAACAATATTAGAAATTACAGAAAGAAACACAAGACTATTGTGTCCAATGCAGTACGAAGCGGGGTGGTCGTTTAAAAAAGCAGACGTGGCTCCAGGTACAACAATCACTGCAGCAAAAGAAGGTGATGATTGTTTTATATTTTTTGGACAAAACTGCACATTAGAAAACGGCACAGCCATAACTCAAAACTCGACAAAAAAACTGACGTCTGACATGGTTGCTATAACAAATAATTCGGAGAAACTTTGTAGACTAGTTAAAATGTATAAATGAAACAACGCTGGTTACAGTTAAAATTTATTTGGGAGTACGCAACTCATTTACAGACTGACAGCAACCCTCCACTTGATTTAATATTTAAGTTTATTTACGGCCTAGATAAAAAAGACATCATAAAAAATTTCAATAAATTTAGTAAGACAGAAACAAGCAAGAAAGTGTTTGAGGCAGAAGTTGACGTCATAGATAAAATAAAAACCGGCACATTCAAACCAGGTACATTTGGTCATGAGTTTCAAACGTGGTTATCAAAAAATAACATGGTGGATCTTTTTACGTTTGGTTACGAAAACAGAGGTGGCAATATAAAAAGAAAAAAGTTCTTTAAGTATAACACCATGGAACATGACTTAATACATTTTTTAAACGGTTATGACACTAGCGCTCTTGGTGAAGTTGGTGTGTTATCATTCAATCTAGCTAAAGAGTGGCGAGAAGGATATGCTACAATTTTGTATGCATCTTTTGTCATGAGTATAAGAAACACTTTTCTTCCTTCTAAATATCCACCGGGAACTCCTTGGTATATTGCTATTAAATACTCAGCTCTTATAGTTTTTTGTAGGGTTGTGATTGAAGGATGGCGGCGAGGTAAGCGGGCACCGTGGTTTATGGAAGTAGATTGGGGTAACTATTTAAATGTGGATTTACAACAAGTTAAAAAAGAATTATTATTAGATAATCCTCCAAAATATTGGACAAAAGTTCAACCAATATGGAGAAGAGTTTTATTACAATACAAAAGATACGCAAAAAAACATGGGACTACAACTAACAGGACATAAATATAAGTACTCTTGTCGGATGGACAAAGCTGTTGAGACAGACAAAGATTACATAGAGGAATTAGAAATGCGGTTTGAGGAAGCTGTTGATGTATGGCATTTAACTTGTTATCAAATATATGGTTCGGACGGTTATATATTACAATTAAGTGCGTTAAAAAATGAAAACAGAAAACTAAAAGCTGAGCTGCATTTAATTAAAAAATTTTTAGAAGAAGCGCGGAGAAAGACAAACAAAGATTTCAGTGAGTAAAATTATACTGCACAACGGGAGATGTGGTTCAACATATTTATATCTATGTATGGATCGATACTATAGAGCACGCGAAGGCGACGATAGTATTGGTGCTTTTGATTCTATTTATAAAAGAGAGTATGACCTTAATAGGTGTAACTACATAGGACTTAATGAGTTTTTAGTACCAGAAGTTATAGACTCTGTTTATGATAATGGTTTGTTAATAACTAACAGCCCTGGAAGACAATATGTACGCGGAAAAGAACAAAACCGTGGTGGTTTACATAATGTTATATTTACAACCATGGAACCAGACACAACAGCTAAACAAATAAGAAGAAAAATATTAAGTAAGTTATTAAATAAATATTTTGTGTTGTTAAAATATCCACTTGTTACAAACCCAAAACCAAAATGGGATGTCGACTACATAAGTTGTGAGCGACGTGGTGTAAGAGCTCAGACAAAAAGTTTGTATCTATCCATGACGACAGGTTGTTATCACTTTAAAGAAGGAGACGAACGTTTGATACAGCGTTTCAAAAAATTTGCACCGAGGCCCGAAACTTTGGATAGGTGGACACAAGGCATGGAGCAAACGTGGAAAACATACAGAGCTATGAAACCTAAGAACTGTCAAACAATATTTATGGAGGATTTTGAACATTTAAAGCCGTTTGAAGTCCTTGAATTAATTGGTATAATGGACTGGCACAAGTATTTAGACAAAAGTTTTAAAACTCCAATTAAGAAAGGATGGTCCTCGTGAAAGTACAAGAATTACAAAACGCAGTTGAGGCGTTTGACTTTGATATATTTGAAGACGAACACATACCTGACATAGGTAGATTAGTAGCCAACAAACAAGTTGTTGTGGTTAAGCAACGACTGACAGAAGAAAGGCATTTTGATATTTTAAATTCTTGGGGAAGTTCTGCTATGAGTCCTGTTATATATGGAATTGGTGTTGGTAAATTAAAAGGGTTGCATTGGAATGCAGTGCGTAACACAACTGCACGTATTGGTAAACTAATAAACCCACGTCACCGCGGACGCATGCAATCAGTAACTTTTCAAAAAGATAGAAGAGGTAGAGCTCTTGGTATTTTTACAAATGGTAAACTTGGTTGGCATAATGACCAGACAAGTTTTGAATCAGCAGAACGTGTTGTAGGTTTAGCAAGTGTAGAAGGTAGCGAAGGATCACAAACAACGTTTATGTCAACACGACAATGTTATGAAAACTTAAACCATGAAGACAAATCACAAGTCGATGAACTTAAGTCAGTGCATAAATGGGACATGACTAAGATCAATCATTTTGCAGGAGACCTTATTGAAGAACAACACGCTATTATGAAATATAATGGTTGTCCTTTAGATGGACTAACTTCACCACTGCGCGCAGAAACAGCAAGCGGTGTTCCTGGTATACATTTTCCTGGAACTTTGTTTAGTCATTTCTTGGACATGTCTAAGGAAGAGTCAAACAAATACGCAAAACATATTTGGTCGTTGATGGATAAACCGGAATACATCTACACACACAACTGGAAAGATGGTGAGGTTGTTTATATGGACCAAGCGATTACACTACATGCTAGACCAACTTCGGTAGAAGACGGCGACACACGTCGTATGTGGCGCTGCTCAGGTTATCTGGATAAGCTGTATCCAGGCAAAGGACCTATGACTATGAAAATAAATTTAGAGGGTGAAGATATTTCATGGGATGAGTTATTTAAACGCATTGATGAGATAAGGCTTTCTGAGTACAATAGAGAAAAATGGTCGAAAATTTTTAGAAAGATGCCATAATGGATTTAATAAATGTACAAAAATATGATTATCCGACTTCTACTCGCGCCATTCATAAGGGTAGCAGACATTATACTATTACAGATGTTCTTCAAGGACAGCCTTTACCATCGGTCACTAGCATTTTATCGGCGACTCAAGATGCAGATAAAGCGGCTGGCTTGCAAAGGTGGCGAGATCGTGTCGGACATGCTAAAGCGGCTGAAATAACAAAGACTAGCGCAGCGCGCGGCACGGCAATGCACCTCTATCTAGAGAAATATTGTCTCGGCGAGGG